CCTCACCCCCATAATATTAAATAAATTATCATCACTTGAATACTGAGGCTGTCTTGCTCTATCTCTCTGTTGAACCTCAGCTACATTGCCTATCAAACTTACACTCATCAAAAGGGCGTCAGCCAAATTCGGTGATTTGATTCCTTCCTTCCGCATCTTGTCTTTAGGTATTAATCTCTTCCTCTGGTAGTTGTCAAACTCATACTTCATTTCCAGTAGCTCTTCTATAATTTCATCATAAGGTATCTCAATGTGCTGTTTATCAATCATATCTTTTAACTTGTAGGCGTTGGCTGTTCTCTCGTTGGCATAGTATTTATTCTTTGCATAAGCTATTGGTGGGTTCTTAAATCCAGTAAACTCATCCAAGCCACGACCCTTGTTTAATGTATCAAGAGGGCCAGCTCCGATTCCATTCTCATCTATAATACTTTTGTTGACCTGATGCTCTTGACTCGTTAGGAGTACCCTACCCGTAGTGTAGTTCAAGTCTCGGTGATCCCATTGATCTGCTAGTGTAACTTTCCAATGCAATGCACCCTGTTGTTGTAGAATAACTGCTGCACACTTATCGTCTCCGTACCTAGCAATATCATAACCAGCGATTCTAAATCCGTATCCGTCTCTAAGTTTATAAGGGTCTCTGTTGCTTTCGTAAATATCTTTTCTAACGAACACTGCATCCTCTGTTTTAAGTAAAGGCTCTCCCATCCAGATATGAAGATAGTCCGCTTCACTCTTCTTCCGGCACTCAACTGCCTCAACCTTCAAGGCCTCAGTACAGTAGGGGTTGTCATCATAGTTAATATTTATGTGCTTACAATCTTTGCGGTCAAAGAACTTATAGTAGACTGGGTCTTTCTCAATGTGTCTATTCATAGAGAAGAATATCTTAGCTCTCTCTTTACGAATGGTGGGTATCAATACATCCAGCGTTTGCTTAGTTATTGCTTGAGCCTCGTCAATCCAGACAATATCAATTCCTTCCATCCCCTGAATATTAAAAGCACCTTGCTCTCTGAACCCACGAAAGTTTATTGTAGAGCCTGTCTTTCTATGTACAATCTTAGAAGCCATCACTTCAAAGTTTAAATTATTCTTTCTGATTAAATCCGAGAGTAGGGAATAAACTGATTCAATGATTGAGTTCTGTATCTCACGACCACAAGCAACTCGTATATGTTTCTTCTCGCATAAATAAAGAATGAGCCTACCTATGGCTTGAGACTTACCACCGCCTCTTCCGCCTTCAAGCATAAAGTATCGGTAGTCGTTTATCTCAGTTAATATCGGATAGAGCTTCTCCGGCATCTGAAGCATCTGTGGGAGTTCTAATATCATCGCCTATCTTTAACTCCAATGGTAACAAACCTAAACGGCTGTCACCTGCTTTTATTGTTGGCATTTGAGTGACTGTAACTTCGCCTTCAATCTTTTGTGGAATGTTCTTAACAGCTACTTTAATAGCAATCTCTGCTTTCTCTTTTAAACTTAAACTATCATCCTGTATTGCTTGATGGATGACTTCCCAACACATATCTATAACTTCTAATCTTTTATCTTCAACCGACTTAGGCCTTCTTCCACTCCTACCTTTTACACCAGCCATATTTTCTCCATTTTAAAATGATAACTCTTTGGTATCAAATTGATTATAGCATTTTCCATAATTACCAGTCTTTGCGTGGCACTTCTTACAAAGCGTAACTCCGTTGTTTAAATCAAACCTTGCTTCTGGATAGTCAGCCCATCCTTTAATGTGGTGAGCTTCAAGTCTGCCACCTTTTTTCTTACATCTTTGACAAGTGTAATCGTCTCTTTCGTAAATCTTTTTTCTCCAAACTATTAACTCTGGGTATTCACTACGATTGTGTCTTATAGAAATTCGTTTAGTAGATATTCCATCTTTTGTTGTAATTTGCAATAAAACACTTTTTACATTTCTGTTTAATTTGAAAACCCTACGAACTAATTCTGATTTAACGATATCTGGCTTACTATCGTCAAGAATATATCCAGTAGCAAAATCCCAACACTTATTCAATAAACTTCTACTTGTATTCATATAGCAATATCATACCACAGAATAAAATTATCCAAAGTAGACTACCCATAGCTTACCCCTAATTTTGTTGAAAAATAGTTCTTGACAGAGGTATTCTTATATGTTACCTTTAAGGTAGTTCTAATGAAGCACAAAGAAAGGAGAGTGAGATGCAGAACAAAAACGACTTGCTGAGAATGGCAGACGAAGTTGTAGCCTGTGAATATTGTAAGGTCTTACTTACCGAAGAAGAGATTGAGGATAACGGCACAGTTTGTGATATTTGTAAACCGCTTGACGAAGGCATCCGCAAAGCAGATGCAATGGGGTATTAATATGTTAAGTAAAAACCTTAAAGACATTTTGGTAATAGTAAAAGAGTATGCAGAGGATTCAGACAAGCACGACATTGATGAGTCTTACATTGAACAGAGACTGCAAGACATTGAGGATCTAATTTGCGAGGTAGCTACAGAGTTTGAAGGTGGAGAGTTTGAAAACGACAACCCTTATGGTGAAGATGACGAAGGCGATAGAAAATATCATCAGAAAGTTGATGATGAAATGACAGGAGACAGATAATGAAAAACCTAACAAATGATTTAGCGAAGTTGCAGAGAAGTTTCAAAGAACTATATAACGATGGGCTGATTGGATTAGGAACAGATTATGTTCAAGTAACACCGGAGTTGTTTAGTAATCTCAGGGTCGGCAATAAAGTAGATATAACCCAAGACGATGATGGCGGTTTTGTACAATTATCCTGTAATGTTGATGGTGTAAACTTTATTACTCTGATATGAAACGCTTGACAATGGTTTACTATTGTATTAAAATTATCCTATGACAAGTGTAAAGCTAAATAATAAATCCTACTGGACGCTGGTTATCCAGCATTCTTTCTCGCAAGGGAACGCTTGTCAGTCTGGTAGGATATTTTTATTTGGAGGTGTATTATGGCAAGAAGAAGAATGATCTCACCTTTACTATGGGAAGATGAACATTTTGGTAAGTTAAGTGATAAAGCTAAAATATTGTTTATTTCCTGTATCTCAAATGCTGATGATGATGGTCGGCTAAGTGGCAACCCTTCAAACCTTAGAGCAACAGCCTTTAGATTTGATGATATTACAATTAAAAGGATAGAAGATTTAGTTATTGAGTTGTCTGAAAACTTAAGCCACTTTAAATATTATGGTGTAAATGGTTGTAAATACATACAGTTAGAGAAATGGGAAGAATACCAAAGTCAAAGAGACGACAGAAGGTTGCCATCTCGTCACCCAAATGTCACCCAAATGTCAACCAAATGTCAGCCTAAGTTAAGAGAAGTTAAGTTAAGTAAAGATAAGGTAAGTAAAGTTAAATATAAAGAATATATATATTTATATAATAACGAACTTACAACCCTTACAGACAGATTCGGTAAATTTGTTGTAGATAAGTATATTGATAAACTAAACAATTATATCGGTTCTAAAGGAAAACAATACAAATCCCATTATCATACTTTACTTACTTGGATTAACAAAGACGGAGTTAATCCTAAACAGAAGAAAGAAGTTATTACTAAAGAAGAAGAGTGTATGTCTCAGAAACAAAGAAAAAAGATGCACCACGATACTAAAAAGTTATTGAAAACCATAGGGAGAAAAATCAAATGAAAATACATAATGTAATAGGTGGGTTAGAGAAGAAGGATGATGATATGGAGAAGGAATTATGAAACTTGAATCTCAAGTAGTATCACTTGAATTAGCAAAGAAGATGTATTGGTTAGGTTTTGATAAGGAGAGTGCTTGGTGGTGGAATGGAACTAAGTGGGGGATAGGTGGACAAATTGTTGGGTTAGAACCAATGAAATGGATATTGTCAAAAAGAATTAAAGGTAGTGCTATTGAGAATATCCCAGCCTACACAGTAGCAGAGTTAGGAGAGATGTTGCCAATAAATTGTGCAAGTTGGAGAAGTGATAAAACTTTATATAGTTGTCAAAGATTTGATTTTGGGGGGTGTTGTGGACAAGAAATTACAGCAGACACTGAAGCAGACTGTAGAGCTAGGCTGTTAATTTGGTTAAAGGAGAATAATTACTTATGAAAGAAAAAGAGAACAAATTAGTTCTACATAATGTAATAGGTGGGTTAGAGAAGAAGGAAATACCAATAAAAGAAGATTTTAAAGGGTTAAGTGAGTTTGATTATACTACTAAAACTATTAAAGCTGGAGAACACAATGGACACAACCAACTCTGCAATAGAGGGGTAGAATACAAAGAAGAACTTAAAAAACATTTTATTCGTCTGGCTCGTAGATATGGCAATGAAGATGTTACATTAGATAATTTTGAAGAAGAAATGCCTTGCTCTATGTTACATTGTTATGAAGCAATCTCCAAAGCAATAGAACAAGGTAAGGTTATAAAGGTGAAGGAATGAAAAAGCATAGGAATTGTGTCCATAAGAACTGTTGTGGTAACTGTAACAAAGGGTACAGGCATAGGAAGTTAATCTGGAGTTGGTACGAAGGCAGAGAGATCGCTCATTACATCTGTCTCAACTGTGACCACATAACCTATTTAGAGAGAGTTGACGGAGAGGTGATTGCATTAGAAGTAATTAAAAACTCGCATATATTGTCAGATGAATATAACAAAGTAGGATTGATAAATGAGGAGTTGGTGTTGATATGAAAATATGGTTAAGTAGAATAGCGGTAGTTGTAGCACTCTTGTTTGTACTCGCATTGTGGGCTTTCGCTGAGGAAGTTGATAACAATGTTAGAGCCATAATTGGAGAGGCAAGTAATCAAGGCTATCAAGGTATGCTAGCTGTTGCTGTTGGAATTAGGAATAGAGGCACTCTACAGGGCGTGTACGGAGTTAATGCCAAACATATAGACCAAGAGCCTCAATGGGTATGGGATATGGCTGAGAAGGCTTGGGCAGAGTCAAAGGATAACAGAATACACTCTGGAACTCATTGGGAGAACATCAAGGCCTTCGGTGAGCCTTATTGGGTTGATAGTATGACAGAAGTCTACAGACATAAAGACCATATATTTTACAAGGTGTTTAAATGAAAATATGTTTTGTCTGCGGTAAGCCAATCAGAAGAAATCCTTTTTATGTCGGGAAGGATAAATCTGGGAATGAACTGTATCGTCATAAATCAAAATGCAAGGCGGGAACTAGAAGCTATCAGAGGTTCCAGAGGAGAGTGAAATGAATAAATACCAAATAATATATGCTGATCCACCTTGGAGTTATAACGATAAAATGAAAGGTCATCAGGGAGCAGAAACACACTACCAGACCCAAGACTTAGATTGGATTAAAAAATTACCTGTTCAAAGTATATGCGATGATGATTGTGTTCTGTTTCTATGGGTAGTTAGTCCTTTGTTAGACAAAGCTTTTGAAGTTATAAGTGCTTGGGGGTTTAATTATGTAACACTTGCTTTTTGTTGGATTAAAGAAACTCCTCTGTTTAATAAGCAAGTTAAGAATTTAGGTCGCTGGACAATGGGTGGTGTTGAACTTGTGTTGTTAGGCAGAAAAGGGCATCCCAAGAGAATTAAAAATAATGTAGTCCAGACAGTATTTGATATTAGAACTGGACATAGTAGAAAACCAGACGAAGTACAAAGAAGAATAGTTGAGTTGATGGGAGATCTTACACGAGTAGAACTCTTTGCTCGTAGAAAAACAAATGGCTGGGATGTTTGGGGAAATGAAGTGGAGAGTGATATAGAATTATGATAAATAAAAACCTATTCCCAATTATTCTCATAGTTTTAGATATATGTGCAGCAGCTATATATGGTCTGCACAAAGATTATGTAAGAGTTGCGTACTGGATCGGTGCTGGTTTATTAACTCTATGTAGTATTTTAATGCACTAAAAAGGAGAGATGATGAAATCACAAACTGAAGCGATCCTTGAGCATCTTAACGCAGGGAATACTTTAACATCACTTGAGGCATTGGACAGATTTGGCTGTCTCCGTCTGGCATCAAGAATTACAGATATTAAACAGCTTGGATTTGATATTGAATCTACAATGATAAAAAGAAACAACAAGAGATTTGCGGAGTATAGATTGCTTCCTAACAAGAGAGATTTATTTGTTTGATGTTGTTGACAAATACTTGCATATATGGTAACTTAGGTATGAACTTAAAAAGGAGAGGTAAACGAATATGAAGATTAAAATACCAGAACTGGAGTGCAAAAGATGCGGACACAAATGGACTCCAAGAAAGATGGAAATTAGGCAATGCCCATCCTGTAAGTCAGCTTACTGGGATGTGGAGAAAAAGAAATGACTGATAGGTACTTCATAGGTAGTTCGGATATAAGCACCATCTTAAACCTTAACCCCTTCTCTACAGTTCTTGAACTTTGGGCAGAAAAGACTGGACAGATACCGCCTAGAGATTTGTCAGACAACGAAGCAGTAGAGTGGGGTACAAGACTAGAGAGGGTTGTATCTAAGAAGTTCTCAGAGAAGCACGAGGTTAAGCTTATAGCCTACAAAAAGAGATTCCACCACCCTAAGTATGACTTCCTATCTTGCGAGCTTGACAATCTAATTGCTGGCACGGATGAGATAGTAGAGATCAAGACAACGAATGCTTGGAAGTTTAAGGCTTGGGAAGATGATATCCCGCCTTACATCACTTGTCAGGTTATGTGGGCTTTAGGTATCACCGGCAGAAAGATAGGACACATAGCAGTCCTTGTTGGCGGTCAGAAGTATCTTGAGAAGAGAGTAGAATTTGATGCCCAGATATTTAATGCTATGGTCAAGAAGGCTGTAATCTTCTGGAATGAATTTATCCTTACCAAGAAAATGCCAGCAACAATAACATCTAAA